AGAAATGCAAGACGATGTACTAAATGAGATTAAAGACTTACTAGAAAAACTATGAGTGAAATACCATATTTTGTAAGGTATAAAGATGTAACTACACTAGATAGTACGGATAGTCTATATTTGGATGATGCTACGAGTGATGTACCTAAAAAGATATTGTATAGTGATTTCGCTACTTCTGTATCTTCTAATATCGCAACAGGTAACATAGTCTTTGTAGCTAGCAAGTCAGACTTGCCAACTGCGGTGAGTGGTGTAATAACTTTGCAAGATAGCATTACTTATTTCATTACAACAACAGTTGACTTAACAGGAGATAGATTAGTAGGCGGTCAAAATACTAGTATTATTGGTGGATCTTCTGAGAATTGTTACCTTAAATCTACAGGATTAAGTAGCTCAACGGCATTGATTACATCTCAATACTCATTACCATTACGTAATGTATCATTCACACATGGTAAAGTATTGGATTTAGATGGAGATGGAGTCAATACTGCGCTAGATTGGTTTGGTATCAACTTTGTTAATTGCGCTACAATAGGTACAATTAAGGATTATTCGAACTTTGTGATGGGAGATAGTGCTTTTCTTAATTCTAGTGGCATGTCATTTGATGGTACGATAGGTACTATTGCGTTTGGAAACTGCTTATTTGATTGTACGAGTGGTGGAACTGCAATAACAATCTTAAGTACTGCTACAATTTCGCGTAGATTTAGGATTATATACTCTTCATTCGTTACGTTAAGTGGGGAAACTAGCATAAATTTCTCAACTTCTGCTAGTGTTGGTAATGAAAGATACATATTAGACACGGTAAGCTTCAGTGGTGGTGGTACTTACATTGCAGGTGTAGACCAAACAAGCAATAAATCTTTATTTACTAACTGCGTAGGTATACAGAATACTACTACACGTGGGTTTTATTACATGGTAAATAATACTACAGATACACCAATCGGAGTACCTAACGTGAATACATGGGTAAAAGCACTAGGCACAACTACAGCAGATAGTAATAACTCTAAATTCACACATACAAATAACAGACTAACGTATACAGGAGCTTTTAACACTTCATTTTTAGTAAGTGTAAATACAGCGGTTAGAGCTGCTGCTTCGAATCAAAACATAAGTATAGGTATAGCGAAAAACGGAACTATATTAGCTAGCTCCGAAATGACAATTAGGACATCTACTTCTAATCAAGAACACCCAGGAAGTACACAATACCAAATTGATTTAGTTACAAATGATTATGTAGAATTATTTGTTAAAAATACCAACCAAACAGATGTAAGAGTTTCAGATTTAAATTTCTCAGTAGTTAAAATTTTAGTATAAATAAATAAATAAACCATGGAAAAGAAACCAAGAAGAAAAAAAGGATGCTTAGGTAAGGATGGAAAGTATTCCCTTGCTAATTGTGAAGAGCATAATGTTCAAGGAATTGGGCGCGTGTCAGAGCAATCTACATCGACTATTAATCACACTGTAGTTGAACGAGTTATCTCTGAAGCGAGAGGGTAATTTAAAACAAAGTAATTAATAATTAGTTAATAATATATGGAAAAAGAAACACTTTTAAAAAAGGTTAAAAACTTCCTTGTAGAGCTTACAGGTTTAGAGCCTGAAGTTCTAGAAACGAAGTTAGAAGACCAAGTATTAGCAGATGGTCAAACGACTATTCAAGCTGATATGTTTGAGCCAGGACAAAACGTTTTTATCGTAGTTACTGACTCTGAGCCTGTGCCACTTCCTGTTGGTGAATATGAGCTAACGGATGGTAAAATCTTAGTAGTAAAAGTTGAGGGAATCATCGATTCTATCGTTGAAGCTTTGCCTGCTGAAGAGAACACTGAAGAAGCAGAAACAGAAGTACCTGTTGAAGCTGAACAAACACCTGAACAAGCGAAGGTTAAAAAAATCGTACGTTCACAAGTTGAAGAGCAACATTTCTCCGCATTGGAAGAAAAGATTGCAGAGTTAGAAGCTAAAATTGTAGAGCTTTCTAAGGTTACTGATTCCGTTGTAGAGCTAGCAGAAGAGCCTAAACCAATCCAGTTCAATCCTGAGAATTCAAAAACAGTTGAGCACATCGACTTAACACCAGGTAAAGCGAGAAGTATTCGCGACAACATTTTAGAAACAATTTATAAATAAAATAAACAATGGCTACAACAACATCATTATCGACTACATATGCTGGTCAACATTCAGGAATGTGGGTAAAAGCTGCTTTATTAAGCGGTAACACATTATCTAACGGTGGTATGACTATCATGCCTAACATCGCTTACAAAGCGGTAATTAACAAATTGAGTACAGATGGACTTTTAGCAAATGCTAGTTGTGACTTTACTGCTACCTCAACTGTAACAATTACAGAACGTACATTAACTTTAGAGAATTTCCAAGTTAATTTATCTTTATGTAAAAAAGACTACATCACTTCTTGGCAATCAGAAGAAATGGGATTCTCTGCAAACAAAGTTTTAGCTAAATCTTTTGCTGATTACTTACTTGCGTTCGTAGTAGAGAAAGTAGCTGCTGCTATCGAGGTATCTATTTGGAATGGTGTTAATGCTACTGACGGACAAGTTGCGGGTATCATGACATTATTAACTGCTGATGCTTCTTTGCCAACTGCAAACGAGGTTGCTGGTACAACTGTTACTGCTGCTAACGTTATCGAGGAGCTTGAAAAAATTTACAAAGCTATCCCTGCTGCAGTATACGGAGCTGATGATTTGAAAATCTATGTATCTCAAAACATCGCTAAATCTTATATCTCTGCATTAGGTGGTTTTGGAGCTTCAGGATTAGGTTCTAATGGTACTGACAATAAAGGAACACAATGGTACACTAACGGTTCTTTAACTTACGGTGGTATTCCATTATTCGTAGCAAACGGATTGACTGCAAACCAAGCTATCGCTGCGCAAACTTCTAACTTATTCTTTGGTTGTGGTTTGTTGAATGACGCTAACGAAGTACGTTTGATTGACACTGCTGAAACTTTAGGTGACGATAATGTAAGAGTTGTTATGAGAGCTGGTTACGCTGTTAACTACCACTCAGTATCAGATATCGTAACATACGGAATCACCAACTCTGCTAACTAATCACTAGCAAACAAATACTAGGGGAGGGGAAATAAACTCCTCCCTTTTTTTATAACTTTAAAACTTTAAAATTATGGCATGTGATATTGCAAAAGGTAGAGTTGAACAATGCAAGGACCAAGTAGGAGGTTTAAAAGCGGTTTACTTTATCAATTACCAAATAGCTAGAGCTGACGTGACGTACGATGCTACGGATACGGATATGATTACAGCGATTACTAACGTAGATACTTTATACAAGTATGAATTAAAAGGTGTGGATAATACATTTGACCAAGATGTTGTATCTGATAGAAATGCTGGTACAACTTATTTTAGTCAAAAATTAAACATTCGTTTAAAGCACCAAGATATTGCTACTCATAAGCAAATCAAATTACTTTCCTATGGTCGGCCCCACATAATAATTCAAAGCAACAATGATCAGTTCTTTATTATGGGACTTGAGCAAGGTGCTGATGTTGTAGGTGGAACAATTTCAACAGGTGGTGAAATGAAATCTGCTTCAGGTTATTCTTTAAGCTTTGTTGCGGACGAAAAAGTTCCTGCTAACTTCTTGAATGCATCAACATCAACTGCTATGTTAGCGTTGTTTACAAGTGCAACTTTAGTTACTTCATAGTCTAAATAGTTCACTAGGCTAAGAGGGGATATCGATTAAATTCGGTATCCCTTTTTGTATTAAAAACAAAATGTAAATCTTTAAGTTATATTAACATGATAGTATTAGAGCCAACAACATCCGTTCAAGGTTTCGTAGTCACACAAAGACTAACGGATTTAAACGCATTACCAAGAGCCAATAAGCTACAGATTACAGATGAAGAAACAAACATCGATAGGGTAATTGATTTAACAGGTACGACTGCTGGCAATTATTACGATACTGTCACTATTACTATCAATCCAGCATTAAAGGAAGGACATACTTACAAGGCTGTGATGTATTATAATACTATAGACAAATACACATGGAAAGGTAAAATCTTCTGCACAGCACAAATTGCTACTTCACAAGGGTTTGCAGATGTTCGTGACTACAGCGTAAATGATGGAAGATATACAGAAAATACAACAACAAACCAATTTATATTAAATGACTAGTAACCACGTTATAGAATTATCTGCATATACATCTCCAATAGTTACGGAAGACAAGCGTAATGAATGGGTAAATTATGGGGAAGATAATAATTATTTTCAATTCTTAATTGATAGATATTCGAATAGTGCTACACATAGCGCCGTTGTGAATAACATTAGCAGATTAATCTACGGAAAAGGTTTAAGTGCCTTAGATGCATCTAAAAAGCCAAATGATTACGCGCAGATGTTGACTCTATTTACAGCAAATGATTTGCGTAGAGTTATCCAAGACTTGTATTTATTAGGACAAGGTGCATTTCAAGTACATTACGATAAAGGTCATAAGAATGTTGTAAAGGTTTATCACATTCCTGTGCAATTATTACGCCCAGAGAAATGCGATAAAGATGGAAATATTGTAGGGTATTACTATTCCGATAACTGGGAAGATCCTAAAAAGTTTGTACCTAAAAGATTCGACGCATTCGGTGAGGGTAAATCTGAGATTGAGATATTAATGATACAGCCTTATTCTGTAGGAGCTAAATATTTCAGTCGTGTTGATTACCAAGGTGCGTTGGAATATACTGTACTAGAAGAAAAAATTAGTGAGTATCTTATTAATGAAGTTTCTAACGGATTCAGTCCGACTACTATAGTAAACTTTAATAATTCTATACCATCCGATGAGCAAAAAGATGAGATAGCAAGAAGTGTTATAAGTAAATTAACAGGATCTACGGGTAAGAAAATAGTAGTATCATTCAATGAAGACGAAGCGAAAAAAACAACAATCGACAGCGTTCCACTTAACGATGCGCCAGAACATTATCAATACCTATCAGACGAGTGCAGAAGTAAGATTTTAACAGGGCATTGCGTTACTTCTCCGCTTATATTTGGTATTGCTACGACTACAGGATTCAGTGCAAACGCAGATGAGTTAAAGAATAGTGTTATTTTGTTTGATAACATGGTAATTCAACCTAAACAAAAGACTCTAATTGAATCAATAAACAAAGTTTTAACCTTTAACGGCATATCTTTAGACCTTGAATTCATTCCTTTACAGCCTTTAGATAGCTCAGGAGAGTTAACGGATGGTGGTTCTAAACGTATTATCGATGGAATTAACTCACTTTCTCCATTAGTTGCTAATAAAGTTCTTGAATCTATGACTGCAAATGAGATTCGTGCGCTTGTAGGGTTAGTTCCTGAGAGGGGTGGTAGTGATTTACAGCCAAAAGAAACTACTTTAATGAGTGCTGAAGACCATATCGAATGGATTGATGGACACGAATACATAAGAATTGACAGCAGAGAGGTTGATTATGATTTAGAAGATGAGCTAGATGCTGAATTAGAAGCGTTAAATTCACCAAAAAAGACGTTATTATCAAAGATTGTTAACCTAGTTTCTACAGGAACAGCAAGACCTAACATAAAGTCAGACCAAGATGGTGCTGTTTTTAAGCATAGATATAGATATGTTGGAGGAGTTTCTGACAATACTAGAGATTTCTGCAACAAAATGGTGCAATTAAATAAGATATATCGTAAAGAAGATATTATTGCAATGGGTTCGCAGGCAGTAAATGAAGGATGGGGACCAGAGGGGGCAGATACATACTCAATTTGGCTGTACAAAGGCGGTGGAGACTGTCACCATAAGTGGTTCAGAGAGACGTACTTACGTAAATCAGATGCTAATTCACCAATAGCTCAAGAAATATCAAAAACACTTACACCCGCTAAGGTTAGAAAAGCTGGTGAAATTGCACCAACGAATGATAAACGTGTATATCAAAGACCAACGGATATGCCGTACAATGGATTCTTACCAACAAATAAACGATTCAACTAATGGCAGAAGCATTATTAATAGGAAAAGCAGATTTACAAGCGTACACGGCGTTAAATGCTAATGTAGATTCTGACAAGATAATACCATTTATAAAAATAGCACAAGATATTTGGGTACTACAATACGTGGGTACTGACTTAATGACTAAGATTAAGAGTGATATCGCAGCAAGTACGTTAACAGGTAACTATGCAACATTAGTAAATACGTATTTGAAACCGATGTTAATCCACTTTACGATGGTGGAATTTTTACCATTCGCAGCTTATTCGATTTCTAATAAAGGACTTTACAAGCATAGTTCTGAAAATGCTGAAATAGTTAGTAAAGAAGAGGTAGACTATTTGGTTGAGAAAGAAAAACGTATTGCTGAAAATTACGCACAAAGATTCCTAGATTATATGTGCGACAATGAAGCATTATTCCCAGAGTATCAAACCAACACTAATGGTGATGTTTTGCCGCAAAAAAAGAATTATTTATCAAATTGGTATATATGATTAGAGAGGTTTACAAGCCCAAACAAAACAATGTGATTAAATTAGAGTTATATCTTAAGAAGATAGAAAAAGATGGCAGACAAAAAGATAAGCGAAGTAACACCGAAGGCGGCACAACTACAAGATGATGACTTGTTGATTATCTCTGATTACAACGGCGCGACATACGATACAAAGTCAGTTACGGGTGCTAATATAAGACCATTTACGACTATAATGTTTAATTTGTCTCAAACAGGTACATCGGCTCCAACTGTAAATTACAGTTACGAAACAGAAGTATCTCAAACATTTACGCTTTCTCGCACTTCAACGGGTATATATAAGATAACATCATCTTCTGCATTATTTACATCTGCCAAAACATTTGTAACTATTACACCTGGTGGATCTTCTTCTGGAATATCTTATGGTGGATATAGAAATAGCACTACTGAAATCGTATTTTACTCTGCAAATTCAAGCGGTTATATAGATGCCGTGTTAGATTTAGCAAATTTAGAAATCAAAATAATAAAATAGATATGAGTTTACCAAATTTAGATAGATTAGTTGCTACGAAAGGAACTAAATTAGTGAATGACACTACAGAGGTTACAGCTACAATTGCTGGGATTTTTGTATTAGAAGACACAGTATTTGCATCGATTAAAGTTGGAGGTACGGATGTTAAATCTACATACATTACTACTCCTGGAACTGCGGTAAAAGCAGGTGCATTGATTACAGGAGCTGGTGTATTATTCAGTGGTGTTGATTTAACAAGTGGTTCGGTTAATCTTATCTTAGGTTAGTATGCTGTACGGATACGGAATTCTTAATAATCACGTTCCAACGTTAAAGGCTACTGTTATGAGGGGTGGTGCTGCTTTAAGCCCATTCCTTACTAATTTATACGCCGTATATAAAGGTGAGTCAAATGCAAACGATTCATTAGGTACTTACAACGGAACTGCACAGGGTGGTTTGACTTTTACAACTGGTAAAAGTGGCAATGCTTTTACTTTTAATGGAACTACAGCTTGCATAGATTTACCTACAAATTCTTTTAATTCATTGACTGGTGATTTTACTATTAATACTTGGTTGTATCTAGGCTCTACTCCAAGCTTTACACAACAATATATTTTTACTAATTATGATTATGTAAGTTTAAACGCATATGGCTTTTTGTTTTATATAGATGTATCTACAGTGAATTTTTCAATATGTAATGGTACACCAATATTTACTACTTTACAAGCTGGAGGAAGTACGTTATCTGCAAATACTTGGTATATGATAACTATTACAAGACAAGCAAGTACTGGCACTACAATTTATGTAAATGGAGTGTCTTCTGTATCTAATTCAAGTGCAATTAATCCAGTTTACAACTCAACTCAATATTCAAATATAGGATGCTTTAAACGTACTGGCGCTACTGGTGTAAATAGCCCAATATTAAATGGCGGTAAAGTTGACGAGTTGAATGTTTGGAATAAAAAATTAACAACAACAGAAATAACAACATTATATAACAGTGGGGCTGGCAAGTTCTACCCAACATATTAAAATATGAAAGTAAGACAATTAACACTAGAGCAAAAAAACATCCTTGTAGGTCAAATTTGGGGATATGAAGGACAATTATTTAATTAATAAATGTTACTATTCCATTTATTACTAGTATCTTTGAGTATGATTAAAATAACTCAAAAAGAAAATAGTAAGTACACTATATTAGGATATAGTCATACTGATAATAATTACGTAAAATATTTTGACGCTAAATGTATTTGCGGAAACAAAACAAAATTAAATCTTCAAAGTGTTAAAAAAAGTATTTCATGTGGTTGCTTATCAAAATACATGAAACATAAAACGCATGGAATGAGTAAAACAAGTGAGTATAAAACATGGCAAAGTCTTAAAGATAGATGTATTAACGTAAACAATCCTAGCTTTAATAATTATGGAGGTAGAGGAATAAGTGTTTGTAAAGAATGGATTGATTCTTTTGATGTTTTTTTAATAGATATGGGATTAAAACCATCAGTAAAACATTCTATAGAAAGAATAGATGTAAATAAAGGGTATTATAAAGAAAATTGTATTTGGGCTACAAAAAAACAACAAGCTAATAATACACGTTCAAATTATTTTTTAACATATAAAGGAATAACAAAAACGAGGGCGGAATGGGCTGATTTTATAAATGTAAACGTAAGAACTTTAGCTAGTAGATGTAGAGCTAATAAACCAATAAATGAAATACTAAAAGAATATGAATAATATAAAAGTAAGAGAGCTTACAAACGAACAAGCTCAAATTTTGACAGGAAAGGTATGGGGTTACCAAGGTCAATTATTCAACCCTCAAACAGATGCAAATGGTAAAAAATTTATCTCAAATGAAGAAGTGAATGGGTGTACTTTGCAACAAGCGGAGTCTATCCCTTGTGATGCGTGGTTGTTAACTTTACCTGAAATTGATTATAATCCTGTAGTATCTGAATTCCCATTATAATGCAAGAAATTAAGAACATTTTAGAGCAGTTACGCAAAATGAAAACGCAAGTAATTATTATTTTGCTAATTGCTTTTATTTTGTTCTATTACCGGCCATTGATTACAGAAGTAGTTGAGGACGAAATCAAAGATGAGATAAAGGACGACATCACTAATAATGTACTTATTCAACAAATGCTAAATGATTTGATGTTGAAGTACAAAGCAGATAGGGGTTACGTGTTTAGGTTTCATAATGGAATCACGTTCTACGATGGTAAGCATAAAAACCACCAATCAATGGCGTTTGAAGTATGTAACAGAGGTATATCTAGTGAAGCTATGCAATTACAAAATTTACCTACTAGCTTATTCCCTGTCTTTCTTCAGGAGGTGATGCTCAATAAGATGGTGTATTCTGATGTAAATGACATACGAGAGAACGCAACTAGATTATCTTTAAGGGACCAAGGAATAAAAAGTATTGTTGTTGCACCTGTATTTAAAAACGGAAGATTTACAGCTTATGTAGGACTAGATTTTGTAAAGGAAACAATTCATAACAATTTTAATTATCGAGAGTTTAAAACACTAACAAACGAGATAGGTAATATTTTAACAAATAAATAGACATGGGAATAATTGAAAGACTTAAAGCTAGAACACCAAAGAAAAACAAGTTAGGTGTTAAGATAGCTACAGTATTAGGTGCTGTTGCATTAGGTGTTGCAGAAAGCGGTGCTGTAGATAATAGACCAGTTATCAAAATCGCATTAGAGGTATTATCTTTAAAGCTCGGAGCAGTTGCAGTTTATAACGCACAAAAGGTAGAAGATGATAACAACTAAACAGTTAATATCCAAGTATGGTAAGCCAAATGTAACAGGGGAAGGATATTTAGTTACTATTAATCTACCATATCCTATGCGTTTAGCTTGGGACTTGAATACGAAAGTATCTAGAATGAGTTGCCACAAACTTGTAGCAGATAAATTTCTAGCGGTGTTTAATGACTTGTTAGCTACTTACGGGTATGATAAGATAGTAGAGTTAGGAATAGACCTTTTTGGTGGATGTTTCAACTTTCGCAAAATGCGAGGTGGTTCGGATTGGAGTAGACATTCATGGGGATTAGCCATAGATTTAGATCCTGCTAGGAACTTATTAAAAGAAACTGCACGTACAGCAAGATTTGCGAGACCTGAATATAAACAAATGATTGATATTTTCTACAAACATGGCTTCGTTTCGTTAGGAAAAGAGAAGGGGTACGATTTTATGCACTTTCAAATAAAGGAGTAACCACACATACTATAGAATAGTACGTTCGACGCAATCTCAAAAGGGTTGCGTTTCTTTTTTTTAAAGTTTTTTCTTGAATTGTTATTTTATTATAATAAAAGTATTATATTTGTAGAAACAAACAGAGAAAATATGGAATTAGTAGTAGATAACATCGCAAAAGACAAAGCAAAAAAAGTAATGGATGCTTTATTTGAATGTATGAATGATAAAAGTTTATCAAAAGAAGAAAGAAAACAATAGAGTTATTAAAAGAAGTTAACAACGAAATAAGATGATAGAGTTAATTGTAGGAGGTTTTATTTATTATGTAATAAATACTATCGAAAAAGACAGAAAGCACATGAAACGCGTTAAAAAGATGAAAGAAACGTATTTTACAGATGATCGACCAAAATACTATACAAGTTTATGAAATTAGCAAAAGTGATATTAGTAGTAATTATAATAACAATAGCATGTCAGGTATTAGTAAAGAATTAAGAGCCGAAATTAAATGGAACGTTTTGTTTTACTCAGCATATCGATTAAAAAAGAAGTATAAGGTGTCTGTAGGCTATCTAGCTAACTTAAAGCTTGAAAATGAACGTGAGTATAACATTAGTTCTAAAGCGGTGTTAGGAAGCAAGACAGCGCCTTATGATTCAGAGGAGAATATGTTGCGTGGATTTTGTGCAAGATATGAAGATTTAAGCCCTAGTGAGAAAGCAATATATAATAGATTATGAAACGTTGCTTTACTTGTAAACGAAACTACCCTTTATTATTATTTCACGTTAACAATTCGAAATACCAACGTGAAGCAGATAAGGGTGTGACAGTTGAATGTAGAATATGCTGCTACAAACGAATGAAAAAATATAAAGGTATAATTCAAAGAATAGATAATAAATTTACCTTTGTGAATATTAATCCTATTAAATACATGTTAAAGAAATGACCAACTAATATAGTTGGTTTTTTTATGCAAAACAATTAATTAATTTATTAGTTAATTAAACATGGTAGAACATAAAGAACAAATGCTTAGGCTTTATAAACAAGGGGTAAGCATTACAAAAATAGCAAAGAAAATTTGCGAAGAAAACAACCTAGAATTCACAGATACTAAACGTAGATATGCATCTGAAATCATAAACCAAGAAAAAAGCCGTGGTGTACTAGATGAATGTGAAGCCGTTGGAATAGATCCTGAGAAAATAAAAAACTATTGGTATAAAGGTAAGCACTATTCCATCAATGTTAAAGGTGAGACGGACCAATTCAAATATGAAGACTTTAAAGAAGACTTTATCGCATCGGTTAAGGATATTAAACCTAACTACATCCAAATAATTAGAACAGAATCAGAGGAAGAATCGCACTGCTTACTAATAGATCCAGCTGACATTCACGTGAACAAGTTGTGTTCTGCATTTGAAACGAGTGAGGAATACAATTCTCAGATAGCAGTACAACGCGTTAAGGATGGTGTATCGTCGATTTTAAGCAAGTCTAAAGGCTTTAATATAGATAAGATAATACTTATTGTAGGTAACGATGTTTTAAACACGGATAACGCGCGAAATCAAACGACAAAGGGAACTCAGCAAGATACACACATGAAGTGGTTTGATGCCTTCCTAATGGCTAAGCAATTATATATCGACATTATTAGCACACTAGTAGCTATTGCAGACCTGGAAGTAGTCTATAATGTATCCAATCACGATGAGATGTCCGGGTTCTTCCTAATGGATTCTATCTATTCCTGGTATAACGAACATCCTAACATTACATTCAATCGTTCACCAGCACATAGAAAGTATTCAGTATACGGCAAAAACTTAATAGGTACAACACATGGAGACGGAGCTAAACAAACCGACCTTCCATTATTAATGTGCCACGAAGCTAGTCAACATTGGCACGATTGTAAGCATCGATACTGGTTTACTCACCATGTACACCACAAAACAAGCAGAGATTTAATGTCGGTTCAAATTGAATCCTTACGATCACCATCTCCAGCAGATTCATGGCATCATAAAAGTGGGTATCAACACTCACCACTAGCAATCGAAGGTTTTATATTCCATAAATCACATGGGCAAGTTGCACGACTTACGACCCTGTTTTGAGGTTATACCCTTAAAATAAAATAAAAATTTAAAGTTAATCATGGCAAAAGTAACACTAGAATTTGACTCAATAGAAGATAGCGAAGATTTAAAATGCGCACTATACGGATGGAAATACGCATTTGTAATTGAGGAGTTAGATCAATATTATCGAAGCATATATAAATACTCTGAAATAGGTTCTGAAATCGAAAATGCTGAACAAGTACGCAACAAAATTCGTGAGATAATGCATCAAAATGGATTATTGATGGATTAGTACCTAACATTTAAAAAAGTGTACCTACCTGAAACGTAGTGATAGCAAAGGATGCAAGGCTACTCGATACAAATAGACAGATTTTTTGCCCACTTCTATATATATTTTATTTTCTGCTTTATTACTTTAAAACTTTTTTTTTATTTTTTCCGGAAAAAAACCAATAATTAGTACCTATTTCCCCTGTAACGTAGGCTGTGGTTGGCTTTGAGTTAGGTACGAATTATTTTTTGAAAGTGTACTTATCCTATTCAATGTGTACTTATCTATTTAGAATCAATATAAATAACAATATATTTTCAAATAAGTGAAACAAGTAAAGAATATTTGAGTTATATTTGTGTATCGATTAAAGAGAAGTACAGCTCTTAAATAGAAAAAGAAATTAGTAAGAACCCATATTGTGTTAGTAGGCTGTACTCCGAAAGCACAATATGGGTTTTTCATTTAACATAAGTACAGTATGGAAAAGGAAGTATGGAAAGACATTCCTTGTTATGAAGGACTTTACGAAGTAAGTTCTTTAGGTAGAGTAAAATCACTAGGAAATGATAAAACTCGTAAAGAAAAAATCTTAAAGCAAAACATAAATGGAAGTGGATACTTTAAAGTTTGTCTTTTTAAAGATGGTATTTCACAAAACACAACAGTTCATCAATTAGTTGCCATGGCTTTTCTTAATCATAATCCTTGCGGAATGGCATTGGTAGTTGATCACATTAATTGGAATAAATTAGATAATCGTTTAGAGAATTTACAATTAATTACTCAACGAGAAAATTGCTCAAAGGATGTTAAAAATAAAACGTCAAAATATACTGGTGTAAGCTGGTGTAAATCAGCTAAAAAATGGACGACCAAAATACAAATAAATTCTAAGAAAAAACATTTAGGATACTTCAATTGTGAATTAGCAGCAAGTATAGCATATCAAAATAAATTAAAAACATTATGAAAAAATTAGTATTAGTATCAGCATTAGCAATTGGATTGTTTAGCTGTCAGAAAGAGCCATCTTCTTGTGGATTAATTGTAGATGACAATGTAAAAGATCATTCTATAGTTATTAGAAACTCAAACACAGGTAATTTAAAGAAATTTTATCTATACCCTGGTGATTGGATTAATGCACATCCTGGAAATGATTATTGTATGTTTAATGAGCAAGAATGGTAGAAGATTGGAAGCACCTGGAAGAACATTATTACATTAGTAACTTTGGTAATGTTATCAATAGAAACACTAATCGTAACTTAAAGCCAATCAAATGCAATAAGTATAAAACAAAAGTAACTTTAACACTAGAAAACAATTCTCGTAAAAAAGATATACATTTGGCAACCGAAGTAGCACGTAAATTTATTTCGGAATCATTTAAGAGGGTGTATAGAATAGATAAAGACGTATTTAATAATAGAGTAGATAATATAATAGTATGTTAGTATCAATATTTAAGACGGTAATGGATAGTTCTAATCCATTCAACAAAGATGTTTACTATGCTTTAGATCGCATTAAGTCAGGCAAGAGTAAAGCATTAAACGAGCAAATAAGATTAGCTGAATCAAAGGATGAGCAAAACAAATTAAAGAAAGGACTTCCAGGTGTTTGTTTTAATGGCACATTTAAGCAAAGGTCAATAAGAGGTATTGATAAAAGGTCAGGATTAATAATATTAGACTTTGATGGACTAGCTAATTTTGAGGATACCATTAAATTTAAAGAAGAAATATGCAAAGACGAGTTTGTTTTTGCTTGCTGGATTTCTCCAAGTGGTAAAGGAATAAAGGTATTGGTTAAAATATCTGCAGTTGGTGAACATAAGAATTATTTTTTAGCTTTAGAGAAACATTTTAATTCTGAGTTTTGGGATAAGTCATCTTCTAATATTGATAGATTCTGTTTTGAATCATATGATGAAAACTTATATTTAAATAAAGAGTCAAAGACATGGACTGAATGTGAGTCATTATCTATATCGGATATAGGAGTACAAGAGCCATTACTAGCTATTAAGTCAGACAATAGAATCATATCTAATTTATTAAAATGGTGGAATGATAATCACGGAATGGTAGCTGGGCAAAAGAATAATAATCTTTTTAAACTAGCTGCAGCATTAAATACATTTGGAATCAATATTAGAGAAGCTGAAAATGTATTATTGCAATTTGATGAAGGCGGTAAAGATAAAGAGATATTAATGCTTTTAAATTCTGCTTATAAAAATGCACACGAATTTGGAACTAGATTCTTTGAAGACACTCAGACTAAACATAAAATTGAGAAACAAATTAGAAGTGGTAAAAAAGTAAAGGAAATATTTAATTCATTCCCTGAGTACAACGAGTCAGATTTAGAAAATTGTGTATCAGGATTAAAAGAACGTGTAGAAACTGAAGACTTTTGGTCACACGACCAGGAAGGAAAATGTAAACTTTCACCACATAAATATAAGTTTTGGTTACAGGAGAATAATTTCTTTAAATATTTTCCTACAAATAGTAACACTTATACTTTTATCCGTAAAGACCAAAACTTAATTGAAGAAACAAACGAGAAAAGAATAAAAGACTTTGTTTTAGATACATTATTACAGCGTGATGACATCGGATTTATGCCTTATGACATGATGGCATCCACTACGAAATACTTTACAAGTGAGTTTTTATCTTGTTTAGAAAGTGCTGAAATAGAAATTAAAGAAGATACTATCGATAAAGCATATCTATACTATAACAATTGTGCTTTAGAAGTATCTAAAAACGAAGTAAAGAAGATAGATTATATTGACATCAAAGGATTTGTTTGGAAGAAACAATTAATCGATAGAGACTTTGAAAGTTACGACCATCACGATGCAGTATTTAGAAAGTTCTTATGGTTGATTGCTGGAAAGGATGTAAGTAAATACAATTCATTTAAGTCAGTAATTGGATATTTAATGCACTCATTTAAGACTAGTGCTAATAATAAAGCAATTGTTTTCAATGATGAAACGATATCAGAGAATCCTAATGGAGGAAGTGGTAAAGGATTATTTTGGAACGCACTTGCAAAGATGAAGAAAGTAGCATCTATAGATGGGAAGACTTTTGAATTTAATAAGTCATTTCCTTACCAAACGGTTTCAACAGATACCCAAGTACTAGTATTCGATGATGTTAAGAAGAACTTTAATTTTGAATCTTTATTCTCTTTAATTACAGAAGGTATTACTCTAGAGTACAAAGGTCAGGATGCAATCAAATTACCTGTAAATAAATCTCCAAAGATATTAATCACAACCAACTACACTATTGGAGGTGTTGGCGGTTCGTTTGAACGTAGAAAATTTGAAGTTGAAATGAGTGACTACTTTAGTTTTAAACATACACCACTAGATGAGTTCGGACATATGCTATTTGATGAGTGGGACAAAGAAGAGTGGGCTAGATTTGACAACTACATGATTAATTGCTGCCAATATTATTTAGAAAATGGATTAGTTAAGCATAATTTTAATAACTTAGACATCCGTAAATTTATCAAAGAAACTTCATACGAGTTCTACGAATGGTGTAACGATGGAAATTTACCATTTAATGTTAGACTTTATAAAGATGATTTGCATGATTTATTTGTGAAAGACTATACCGACTTTCATAAGTTATCTAAAAAACGATATACTTCCTGGTTATCTACTTACTCTATATTTTATAAGCATAAAGTAATAGAAGGTAAAACAAACAATCGTAGGTGGATTGAATTTGAAAACAGAACCGAAGAGCCTAAGATACCTTCTGATGACATATGGGATTCACCTGAATTGCAAGGACTATGAAAGAATCGCTAGATAAATACATAAAATGCATCAATGAGTACGATGTGATATTGTCAGGTAAAAGTCATGAAATATTTTCTTATTACTACGATATAAAAGATGCCTTTGGATTTATAAAAAAAGAAGGTGAAATATACTTAATAGATGAACATTTAAACGAAATTAACTTAAAAGACATTTAAAATACTTAAATATGAAAACTTTAAGAGAATATCAGATTGACCTATCACAAAAAGCAGTTGAGGTATTAAAAGATAAGAAGATCGTGTACCTAAATTTTTCTGTTAGAACTGGCAAAAGTGCAACCGCATTGGAAACTTGTAAACTATACGGAGCTAAAAAAGTTCTATTCTTAACTAAGAAAAAAGCAATTAGTTCTATTCAGGATGACTATCTAGATTTTGGATATACATTCGATTTAACGGTCATTAATAATGAATCACTAGCAAAGGTTACCGATAACGATTTTGATGTTGTAATACAAGATGAAGCGCATGGTATGGGTGCGTTTCCTAAACCTAGTAATAAAACAAAGGAATTTAAAGCAAGGTTCTCACGTATACCATTGATATTACTTTCAGGAACAATGGCATCTGAATCGTATTCACAAATATACCATCAATTTTGGCTTAGTGCTTACAATCCATTTAATCAATATAAAAACTTTTATGCGTGGTGTAAGGTGTTTACTGCTCCTAATATGATTTATACTTCATACGGACCAGCAAAAGATTATTCCTGTGCTAAAATAGATTTAATAGATGCAGTAATACAGCCATATATTTTAAAATTCACTCAAGAAGAAGCTGGATTTGAAAGTAAAGTAAACGAGAAAGTAATATATTTCGATAGCTGTAATAAGAAAGTGATTGATATATTAAAGAAAGATAAGGTAGTTCAAGGTAAAATAGAGGTAATACTTGCAGATTCAGGAACAAAAATGATGAGTAAGATACATCAACTAGAAAGTGGAACAATTAAGTTTGAAAGTGGTAATAGTATGGTTACGGATGAATCAAAAGCATTATTCATAAAAGACCACTTCAAAGGTAAAAAGCTAGCTATATTCTATTATTATATCGAGGAATTACATTTACTTCAGTTCACATTTCCTAATAACACAATGGACATCGAGGAGTTTAATACAACGGATAAGCATTATATAGGACAGCAGTATAGTTCTGCAATGGGTATCAATTTAAGTGCAGCAGATTGCTTAGTATTCTTTAATTTTGGGTTCTCAGGGACAAACTACATTCAATCCATCGATCGACTTACAACCATCAATCGTAAAGAAAACGATGTTTATTTTGTGTATGGCAAAGGTAGTTTAACAGAGCAAATTCACAATGTAGTAAAGCAAAAAAAGAACTTTACATTAAAACAATTCGAGAAATGTTAGAAAGTAAGATCCAAAGTAGTTGTATCAACCATGCTAAAAAGAATGGATGGTATTGCTGCAAGACAATTAAGGTATCAGTATCAGGTTTCCCAGATTTAATTATGCTGAAAAATGGGTTATGTGTGTTTGTTGAGTTCAAAACTTTAAAAGGAGTTCAATCGGAATTACAAAAGTATCAACAAAAACTACTTGAATCTCAAGGTTTTAAATACTTTCTAATTCGAGACCTAAAAGAATTTCAAAAAATTATTACTGAATTGTGATATTATTATAATAAAATAGTTATATTTGTCCTATAGAAACAATTTAATATTTGAATTATGCCAACATCAACAAAAAGAGTAGACTACTACGGGATTAGTTTAGACTGCGAGTACGACTGGGACTACTACACTCCCCAAACATATGATCATCCAGCGGAAGGTGGTTTTGAATGTATAACAAGAGTGTACCATAATGGAGAAGATATTATGGATTTATTAGCAGAATCAGTAATAGACGAATTAGAACTTAAAATAAATGAAGATGAACGATAAACTAGAATTACTTGAAGCATACCTTAAAGGTTTTCAAAGCGTATTAATTAGAAAATCTAATGAATACGGAGCAACTGAAAAAATCGAAGGTCAATTAGATATGATTGATATAATTAAATTACAAATACAAAAATTAAAAGAAGATGAAGATAGTAGCGAACTTGACGGATAAGCATGAAATAAACCTAAAAGTAATCAAAAGACTTGGTTACATATTAGGGGAAGAAGTCAACACGAAACCACAACAGGTATCACTAGCAATGGATTTATTGCAATACTTAATGTGGGAATTTAGCGAACAAGATTTAATAGAAATAATACTTAAAAACAAAGACAATGGAGAATAAAACACACTTTAAAAAGCTACGTAATCCAAGCTATATTGGAAGCTACGAGTTAATGGTTGGAACTAATTCAGTTGAGTTGAATGTGACAATCGAAAGAGCCGTTAAGGAAATGGTTCAGAATGGCGACAAGAAAGAAGAAGCTATGGTAATTTACTTAAAAGGTCACAAACCAATGATCGTAAATTCAACAAATGCAAAGAACATATCTAAAGCGTTAAATAGTCCTTACATTGAGGATTGGGTTGGTAAAGATATTACGTTGTATGTAGCGAAGATTAGAGCCTTTGGGGAGAATGTAGATGCTTTGAGAGTAAAGACAGTTACAAGTATCAAACAACTTCCAGCATTAGAAGTTAATACTCCCAACTTCGAAGCCGTAAAGACAGCGTTAAGTTCAGGTAAGTTTACCATCGAACAAGTAAAAAGCAAATATCAAGTAAGTGAATCAGTACAAAAATTATTACAAAATGGAAAATAAAATATTTCGCCACAGGGCTAGTCAAGCAGGTTTATTATTAACCAATGGTAAAGATGATTTAAAGTTAGGTACAAGTTTAATTAGCTACCTTAAGAAGAACTATGCTGAACAAAAGTATGGTGTACGTGAAGAAATACATTCAAAGTACCTGGAGAAGGGAATCCATTGTGAAGCGGAAGCAATAGATATTTGTGCTGAACGATTAGGATTAGGGATCTTAGAAAAGAACTTAGTACACTTTAACGATGAACACTTTCAAGGTACACCTGACTGTTATACATCTGACTTAGTAATAGACACTAAATGTAGCTGGTCTGTAGAAACTTTCTTAGATGCTGTAACATCTCCAATCAATAAAGACTATGAAGCACAATTACAAGTGTACATGCATTTGTTAGGATTAAAGAAAGCAAAGTTGGTTTACGTTTTATTAGATACACCTGATTTTGTAAACTATGGTAACGAGGTTACATACTCACACCTTCCTATTGAGCAACGATTCTTTGCGTTTGACTTAGAATATGATGAATCAATGATTTTAGCAATGCAAGATAAGGTAACGAACGCAAGAACATTCTTAAAGCAATACGATGATAGAATCAGTTCGCTACTTAGATAAGAGAGATAACACCATTGTCACGTTAATACTTCGTGGCAATGGTTTCATCCGAGTAAAGCCTTTGAAAGGATTGGACATCGTTATGAGTGTAGAATGTTTTAAAACTAATTTTAAGAAGATATGATAATTGAAGTAAAAATGAGATGTGGAGATATAATTATATTTGAAACTGATACTATATTTGAGAATATTTCAGAGGACATACTTAATAGACAATGGTCAAGAGTAGTACAAAAAAATGGAGTTAAAATAGTATTTAATAGGGATGACATAAAATATATAACACATGAATAAGCAAATAAATAATACATTCCAGGTGCTTTTATTAATGCAAGTAGCTTTGGAGAAGTTAGAAGATATGGAAGATGGAAATATCTTCAGAGAGAATAACTACGATAGGATTCACGATTTTATCCAGTATCTCGAATCAAATGTTGAGCCATTAACAAGTGAGATAAACGTGCAAGAGTCCAATCAGTATATTTATATAACTAAGAACATTCGTAAAGTAATTGATAAAATAAGAATAAAATGAAACTAATATTAATCATGTGTTATTTTTGTTTGACAAGTTTCAAAGCATCGTATTATAACTCATCGTTTCATGGTAAGGTTACAAAGAGCGGTGAAGTTTATAACGAGAATAGATTAACTTGTGCATCGAATACACATAAACTTGGAACTAAACTAAAAGTAACTAACTTAGATAACGGAAAGAGTGTGATAGTTAAAGTTACCGATACAGGATCATTCAGCAAAGTAACACTAGACCTATCTAAGAAAGCATTTGAACGGATAGCAGAATTAGAGAAAGGAATAATAAATATTAAAATTAAGAAGATATGACAAAGAAAGAAGAATTAAAGTATCAGTTAACAATGGAACAGCTTTTAACAAGTCAATTGTTTGAGCAGATACGTAATTTAAAACATGAGAATGCTGTAATGCGAGATGATTTATATCAACTTAGTAAAGACTACTTCACACCAAAGGATGCTATCGTAGCAAAGGTAATCGAAGCATACAAAACCAGGTCAGAAGTAGGGATAGCGAAGTACGGAACAACATTAGAAGACAATAACACCGATGACTTCTTACAGCATCTCCAGGAGGAGCTTTTTGACGCGACACTTTATATTGAAAAATTAAAAGAAATTAAGTTGCAGTTAAATAAATAATACTTATCTTTAAGCAATTAAAAAATTAAATATGATATACAACGGAAAGATTACTTGGATTGGTGAAGTTCAGAATTCAGGGAAAGAAAACAGAGTGACATTCGAAGTCACAGAATTACAAGGTGAATACCCAAACACATTGCTATTTGATATATACGGAGATACAAAAGTAGAGAACTTTTTTAAGTTCAATTTACTAGATGATATCGTTAATGTAGAATTCAACTCAAGAGTATTCACTACAGCAGATGGTAGGAAGTTCAATAACATTTCTGCTTGGAAAATAAACAAAGCATAATGAATCCTCAAATAGCAGAGATAGCAAAGCGACACACGGACTGGGTAAATATTACCCGGTCTTTTGGCTGTAAGACTGAAGCAGAGGATGTGGTGCAGGAAATGTATCTCAGACTAGATAAATATATCAAGCCAGACCAAAAGATAACGACATCATTTGTATGGATTACTTTGCGCAATATTTACTTTGACTTCTTGAAGAAAGAACCAATCACGTTTGAACTAGATAAGACCGTTTCTGAAGCTATTTGCGAGACTGAAGGTATAATTGCATACGGAGAGTTAAATAAACGCGTTAAAGACGAACTTAATAATGTCGATTGGTTTGATAAAATGCTATTTGAACTATATGTTACAAGTGGAAAGTCGATGAGAGAGCTATCAAAAGAGACAGGCATATCACTTTCTTGTATATTCTACACAACGAATAGAACAAAAAAGCATTTAAGGAGTTTACTTAGTGAAGACTATGAAGATTACTTAAACGAAGATTACGAATGGCTAAGAGAAAAGCAACAGGACTAGGAGATACAATAGAGAATGTACTCCAGGCAACAGGAATTGATAAGGTAGCAAAGTTTATATTAGGAGAGGATTGCAAATGCGATGAACGTAAAGCAAAACTTAACGAGCTTTGGTCATATAGAAAGAAACCACTTTGTCTTAATGAAGATGAATATCTTTGGCTTAGTGAAGGAGGTTTAAAGAAAGCAGAGACCTCCTTAGTAGATTCTATGTTGATGCAAAGAACACATAACAGAGTATTCCAAACAGGGAGAATAGAATATACTTCTTGTGCATCTTGTTTAAGAGATCAATACCAAGATTTAAAGAAAATTTATGAAACGTACAATAATTGATTGCTTAGATTCTATGTTTGAAGATATCAATGAAAACGATACTGTAGAATGGATAAAGTATGGTATTGAGTTTGAAGAAGAAGCAAAAGAAATGAACTTTAAATATAAAGGCTACAAATTAGAACATGATAAAATATATGATAATGATAAAGTAGCAGTTAAAGCACATCGTAATGACTAATCAACAAGACATAATACAAGTAATACATTCAGGTAGCTTCTTTTTTGTAGTTTGCCTGAATTGAATAATCAATAGAAATCAATGGCAGGTACAGGCGGTAAAAGAGAGGGAGCTGGTCGTAAATCTTTAGCAACAGAGATTAAAGGATTTAACCTAGCTGCTCCACATGTAGAAGATGCTTTCAGAGTAATAGCAGAAATAATGATTGATGAGACTAAACGTCCTGTTGATAGGATTGCTAGTGCTAAGATACTAATCGAATATGGTTGTGGCAAACCTAAAGAACGAGTAGAGTCAGATGTTACAATCAATACAACAACACTAAAAGATTTGATAAACTTTGGTAACACTGAATCCTAAATATAAAACGTTCGGAAGTGATAGCAGATATTTTATTATTACTGGTGGTCGTGGTAGTGGGAAGTCTTACAGCATTAACTTGCTACTTCTACTACTTACATATGAAAGTGGGCATACCATTCTATTTACGAGATATACACTTACTTCTGCTCACGTTTCTATTATTCCTGAATTTATTGATAAGATTGATGTACTAGATAAGCATTCAGATTTTCATATAACAAAGGATGAGATTATAAACCTAAGGACAGGAAGTAAGATATTATTTAAGGGTATCAAAACAAGCTCAGGAACTCAAACAGCAAACCTTAAATCTTTGGCTGGGGTAACAACATGGATACTAGATGAAGCAGAGGAGTTAACAGATGAAGATACATTCGATAAGATAGATTATTCAATACGATCTAAAGACAAACAGAATAGGGTAATACTTATACTTAATCCAAGCACGAAAGAGCATTTTATTTACAAGAAATTCTTTGAAGCAAAAGGTATTGAAGCAGGAAGTAATACAATCAAAGGAGATACTACATATATTCATACGACATACTTAGATAATTATAACAATTTATCTGAATCGTTTTTAAATCAAATACAAACTATAAAAGAACGTAGACCGGATAAGTATAAGCACACGATATTAGGTGGATGGTTAGAAAAAGCAGAAGGAGTTATTTTTACCAATTGGAGGATAGGGGAGTTCAATAAAGATAATGGTAGTGTATTCGGTCAAGATTATGGATTCAGTAATGATCCAAGTACATTAATTGAAACGTCGATTGATAGAACTAACAAACGAATATATATAAAAGAACACATACATAAGCAAGGTTTAACAACATCGGAACTTGCACAACTAAACCAACAATTTGCAGGAAGAGATTTAATCGTAGGGGATAATTCAGAGCCTAGATTGATAGCAGAACTTAAGGCAAGAGGATTAAATATAGTAGCGACAATTAAAGGAGCAGATTCAGTCAAATATGGGATAAGTTTAATTCAAGATTATGACTTGATTATTGAAGAAAATTCCGTAAATTTGATAAAGGAATTAAACAACTATTGCTGGCTTGAAAAGAAGAGCGAGACACCAATAGATAAATGGAATCACTGCTTAGATGCAATGAGATATGCGATTAGTTACCAGTTAGCTAATCCAAACAAAGGAAAATATTCAATTTACTAAATACAAAATAAGATGAGTGAAGTTAAAGAAGTAACGTTTCAAGTACCAAACAAGAAACAAATTATTAAGGATGTAACCTTAGACTTAATCGAGAAGTTTAAAGCTGAACATGGAGATGGATGGAAGTTAGAGATGTACGAAGCTATCGACAATGAGATAATGAAGTTTCAAGGGAGCTTAGAGTATTGGAAAGCTATTAGAAAATTGATTAAATGAAGTTAGAGTTAGTAATACCAACATCGTTAAATGAAATACCTTTGATGCACTACCAAAAATACATGGTAGTTGCATCGAATAAGGACAACTCAGACTTGTTTATATCTCAGAAAATGATTGAGATATTCTGTGGTATAGAATTAAAGAACGTAGTTAATATTAAGCTGTCAGATGTAATAGACTTAGTTACTCATTTCAAAGGATTATTCGATAAGAAACTAGAGCTAAAGAAGACATTCGAGATACAAGGTGTAAAGTTTGGATTCATTAATGAGTTAGAAGATATCTCATTTGGTGAGTATATAGATTTAGAGTCCAACATAATCGATGTACAATCATTCCACAAGGCAATGGCTGTTATGTACCGACCTATTACGAGTGAGAAAGGGAATAAGTATACCATAGATAAATACAGTGGGACAGCTAACTATGCCGATTTGATGAAATACGCACCGCTTGATGTTGTATTACCAGCATCGGTTTTTTTTTGGAGTTTAGGAAACGAGCTATTGACAGCTACCCTGTCTTATTTGGAGAACAAGATGACCAAGAAGAGCAAAACGATTTTAGCGAAACAACTCAATTTGGAAAGCAATGGGGATGGTATCAATCAATATATCAACTCGCTAAAGGAGACATTACAAAGTTTGAACGAGTTACAGAAACAGGACTTTTTGAGTGCTTAACGATGTTGACATTTGAAAAGCAGAAGTCAGAAATAGAAACTAGACAAATAAAAAGAGCACATGAAAGGATACTATGATTTTACCAAGGCATTTCACAATTTCTTAATAACAGACCCGTTAGTAAACCAGGTTACGAAAGGAAGCTTGGATAAGATTACAAACGCTAAAAAAGATATGTATCCGTTAGCTCACGTAATGATTGATAACGGCGCGTTTGAATCGAATACTATTAGGTTTAGCATTACGTTAATTGTAATGGATATTGTAGACTATACTAAGGAAGATTTAACGCATTTATATTACGGTAATAATAACGAAGATGACATACACAATCAAACATTAATGATTTGTCAACGTGCGTTTGAAGATATGCGAAGAGGTCAAATGAGTGAATCCTACTCTATAGAATCTGACACGGCAAGTTTTGAATTCTTTGTTGATAGATTTACAGATGATGTTGCTGGTTGCACCATGACATTTGATATAGTAATGAGTAATGAAATGACTATATGTTAAACGTACAGGAAGAGTTAGATAAGTTTAAGGATTATGTAGTTCAGCAATCGAAATCTAATCTTACTAAGCTAAAGAAAAACGATAGAAAGGGATTGTATAATACGATTAAAGGCGTTGCAAAAGTGATGCCTAACTCTTTTTATCTTGCTTTTGATTTAGGGGAATACGGTGCTTATGTAGACAAAGGGGTAAAGGGTGCAGACCCGTCACAGGTTTCTCCAAACGCAAAGTTAAAAGGACAACAAGCACCTAATAGTCCATATAGTTTTAAGACTAAGAAACCACCTTCTGACCTTATAGCGAAGTGGGCACAAAGAAAGGGTTTAAGATTAAGAAATAAGAAAGGACAATACATTAAAGGTAGCTATAAAGCGATAGGATTTATCACGGCTAAAAACATTTGGGCGCGAGGTATTAAACCATCACTATTCTTTACAAAACCATTTGAGAAAGCCTATAAAAATTTACCAGAAGAGTTGGTTGCTAAATACGGATTGGATGCTTTGGAGTTATTTAAGTATACAATTCAACAACCAAAATAAATGGCAAACATATTTGTAAGAAGTCCTTATATCATAGCTGTAAATGCATCAGGACAAATAGGAAGTAAGATAGAGGTATTTATTTGGAACGGAACAGGATCTATTCCTGCTTTACCACAATACACACTATCTAAACTTATTCCAAGTTCTGCTAATAGTAATACGGAGTACGATATTTCTCCATACGTTAGGGAGTATTTATCTCACACTAGCACACAATCCCCAGTAGCTTTATCAACTTCATTTACTGATTTAGCAACTACACAATGGTGTAACGTAACTATTAAGCGCTATAAGTTAACAGGAACTACATACACCTTATTAGATTCAGCTACTCATTACGCACATGATGGATATTCGTTTTACGAGTCGGGATACAACTACGACAATGGAAGATTCTTACTAGAGCAAAAAGAATACTTTTATAATGAAGATGCGACATATGCGGGGGAAGTTGCAATGTATTTAAATTCGGGTGAGAAGGTGAAATATGGACAATCATTTACTTCTAATTCAGCAACAGTTAATTCAGTGTCTGTTGCCCCCGGGATAAGAGAGCTTACAACAATAACTTTAAGTGGTAATTATAGCTCATATATTGTTATAGGAAGCTATTTATACTTTACCTATTCTGATGGTTTTACAGTAACATCTTGGACAGGCACTATTTTGTCTTATTCTTATAATCCTGCAACAAATACAATGACAATTACTCCAAACTTTGGGGGGTCAGTACCTACTATATCAGGAAGTCCTAGTAATACAGGAAGGACTATAACAGCTGGAGAGGTTGAACTATACACTGTTGCTACAAGTAAATGGTACACTATTCCAAGAGTATCTGGAAGTTTAAACAAATTATCGATATTATCATCAGCCGATGTTGTTTTAGCTACATGGGATTTCACTCCTATTTGTGAGCCTAAATATACACCAGTTACGATTGACTTCATAAACAAGTATGGAGCATGGCAAAGAGAGTTCTTTTTTAAGGCATCTAAAACTAATATATCTATTGAGTCTAACGATTACAATGTAATGCAAAGTTCAAGTAACTACGATGTATTGCAAGGACAAAAAAGATCGTTTAATACTAACGGAATGGAGACAATTTCGGTAAATAGTGGGTATGTTAACGAAGATTTTAGCTCAAACATTAAACAACTTCTAATGAGTGAACGTATATTGATTGATAATAAGCCTGCGGTATGTAAAACAAAGTCCTTAGAATTGATGAAAAACATAAATAATCACATGATTAATTATAGTTTAGACTTTGAGTTTGCATATAATTCTATAAATAACGTGATATAATGAAGAGGATAGTAGATGTATATGTAGAAAGCATTAGCGGAAGTGGTGACTATTCTAAACTAGAATTATTTAATGATGAAAAAATCGAGCTTACAAGTAGTATTCAGAACATACAAGACATTTCTAAAGTTTACACTGACTTTACACAATCGTTTACAATACCAGCAAGCCCTGTTAATAATGCAATACTACACCATTTTTACCAATCAGATGTAGATGTTGCTACGACTAATGGAGAGTATCAGTGGAATTTTAACTTTAGAATTAGAGCTAGGATAGAGGTTGGGTTAACTACTTTTAGAACTGGTACAATCATGGTTGAAAAATCTGAGATTAAGAATGGAAGACCTGACAATTATACCATCACTTTCTATGGTGATTTGCTTACTCTAAAAGATAAGTTTGAGGAATTTAAATTAAGTGATTTAGATTTGACTCCTTACAATGTAAGTTATACAGCAACAGAAGTAATTAATAAAGTTACGAGTAGTACACAGCAAGATATAATGTATCCGTTAATATCTTCAAAGCGTGTTTGGACTTATAACGACGGGGTGAGCACAGACATTAAAACAAGCGCTGGAGCTGTAAATTTCAATGAATTATTTCCTGCTATAAAAGTATCTATATTATTTGATTTAATTCAAAGTAAATTTGGGATAACATTTAATTCAGATTTTTTTAAGTCAACAAATGAGAAATGGGATAAGATATATCTTTGGTTAAAAAACGAAGAGGCATACACATTAAAAACTAGTGGTGAAGCTGCGTATATAACATATCCAAGTACTGGTACAACAAACATACCTTCATTTTATGGATGGGGTGGTATTCTATATCCAGTAAGGAAAGGGTTTAATTTTGATTTGTCTACTAATGCTATTAAATGTCAAAACCTAGATGACTCTAGTGCGACTAGTATATTTGCTGTAAAAACTGCGAGATTTCTTGTAACAGTAAGTAATTTGTCTAGTGCTACAACTATCTACTATATAGACTTATACAGGAATGGTAAAGTAGTAGAAACATTTACATATAAAGGAGCGATAACTGGAGCTGTAATGTACACGTTTACGGCACTTGACAATGGGATAGTTTTTAATGTTATTGTAAGATCTGACACTCCATTAACAATGAATTTACAGGCTGCGATAAATTACCCAACCTACAATGATTTTTATCAAGGTATAGTATTTAGTCCTATTGAAACAACGGCAACATTGGATATTTCATCTAAAATACCTGACATTAAGATTGCAGATTTTTTTAGTGGTATTCTTAAGATGTTTAATGCTACCTGTTACGCTACAGATACAAATGTATTTACTATTGAGCCTTTGGATTTATGGTATAATAAAGGAGCTATTTATGATATTACTGAATACACGGACACTGACTCGATAACTATTGAGAAGCCTAATGTGTATAAAAAAATATCTTTTAAATACGAAAAGTCAGAGTCGTTTATGAATCGTAATTTCTATGACACTAACATTGTAGATAGAGAGTATTCAAACACGAATATTGAACTACAAAATGAAGGGTCAGAACTTACTATTAGTGCTCCATTTGAAAGTTTATTAATGAATAACTTTAACGAAGATGATTTCCAAGTTGGTTATTGTTTGACAAAAGCCCCAGATTACAAACCATATATTCCTAAGCCTGTTTTGTTTTATTATAATGGTAGAATAAATGACACTTTATATTTAAATAATGGGGTAACATCTACTTTATATAACGACTTCAATATATTTAGTAATGCATTAGATATTTCAGGCGTTAAATACTCGTTAACATGGCACCCAGAAAACGATGTTAAAGCACCTAATCTTCCATTAACAAATAACTTGTATTCTTTATATTATCAAAACTATTTACAAAACATATTTAATCCTAAATGTAGATTAGTAAGAGTAAAGTCTTACTTCCCCTTGTCATTAATTACTAAATTAAAGTTAAATGATAGGCTTATAATTAGAGATAAGAGATACATAATAAACGAGATTAAATCAGATATTACAAGCGGCCAAGTTGATTTATCGTTATTAAATGATTTTAGGTCGATGGTTAATAATGTTGTGACTCCTATTGTACCTGATGATGGTGGTACTATTCCAATTGATTGGGGGTTGCCAAATGGCAGTAGTTCCGCTTCTTTTTCAAGTCCTATTGTAGGTGTGTCTTTTTCTCCATCTGTAATAACAGAAAGTGCGAGTATAGATGTAACTATACCGGCAAATACAAATACACCTACACCAATAGTTTTAGAATCTGGAACGGATAGATTAATTACAGAAGATGGTTGGGGAATAGTGAATGAAGAAGGTCAAGTTGCTACTATTCCAGTTTACGCAACGAACACGAATTCAGATGGAACAACAAGTATTTACGATTTTTATATAACACAATCATGATCGAACAAATAATAGCATTGCTCAAAGTAGATAATTTCTACGGAGTGAGTGAAAACATAGATATTGCAAAAGGAAAATATCTATTATCTGAGTCCTTTATCGCAAACTACAAACAAGGCAAAAGAGAGTTATTATTGAAAGCAAAGTACAATGGCAGAAAAGAAAGTAATTGAACTAGAAGTAAAGACAAATGCGCAATCTCTTAAAGCACAATTAAAGGAAGCGCAACAAGAAGTACAAACACTTTCTGAAAAGTTTGGTGCTGCTTCTGCACAGGCAATCAATGCTGCTAAACGTGCCGCTGAACTTAAAGATGCCATTGGAGATGCAAAAGCCTTAACAGATGCGTTTAACCCAGACGCTAAATTTACTGCTTTAAGTGGCGCGTTAAGTGGTGTTGTGAATGGATTCCAAGCATATGAAGGTGCGCTAGGATTAGTTGGTGTTGAGAGTAAACAACTGCAGGAACAACTTCTGAAAGTACAATCCGCTATGGCATTAGCGCAAGGTATTGATGGGGTTACGGCAAGTATTCAATCCTTTAAAAATTTAGGGGCAATAGCAAAAAATGCATTTGCAACTATAAAGACGGCAATTGGATCTACAGGAATAGGGTTGATTGTTTTAGCAATTGGCTTGATTGTAAGCAATTGGAAAGAGTTGACGGGATGGGTTGAAAAATCATTTCCAGCATTCAAAAAAATAGGTGACTTTTTCAGGAATTTCAGTCAAGTAGCAAGTGGAACATTAGATGCTATTATTGCAGGGTTTAAATCTGTAGCCAAAGTTATTGGTGATGTGTTCAGAGGTGATTTCTCGGGTGCTTATGAAGATGCTAAAAAAGTAGGTTCGAATATTGCGAATGCTTACAATAAAGGGTTTGAAGAGAAAGATAAAGAGATAAAACAAAATGCGTTTCTAAAGAGTAGGAAATTTGAGCTAGATTTATTAGAGGCTAAAGGTAAGGATGTAGCAGATAGAAAGCTACGATTAATGGGTGCTGAACTTAAGATGCTAGAGAAAGGTAGTGAAGAGTACAATGCGAAGTTAATAGAGATTGAAGAGGCTAGGACAAAGATACGTGAAGAGGCTGAGGCAAAACGTAAAGTATTAGCAGATAAAGCAGAAGCAAATAAGAAAGCTAGGGAAGAGAAAGCTAGGGAAGAGAAAGCAAAAAAAGACAAAGAATTATTAGATGGTGAAGATGCATTTTTGAAGAGGGGTGCTGAAATGCGAAAAGCAAATTTAGAAAACTATCAAGAAAATAGAGATAAGGAATTATTTATTGACAATCAAAACTACCAAGCAAGAACAGAGTTACAAAATAAAGCGTATAAAGAAGAGCAAGAAAGAAGAGATAAAGAGAAAGCAGATGCAATAATATTAGCGGATACTAAATGGAAATTAGTACGTGAATCACTTAATGTAATTGGAGACCTAGCAACATCGTTTGCAGGGAAATCTGAGAAACAACAAAAGAGAGCATTTGAGATTCAGAAGGCAGCGAATATTGCGGGTGGTTTAATGGATACTTTCAAAGCATCTTTGGGTGCGCTCAAAGATACGCCGGGGGGGCCTATATTAAGAGGAATAGCTGCTGGTTTAACTGCAACTGCAGGTTTGGCTATGGTTAACAATATTCGTAAGCAAGAATTCAGAGGTGGGGCTACAGGTTCTATTACCACACCAAGTGCAGGAGGTGGCGATGGCGGTAATCAAAACCAAGTTATCACTCCTAACTTCAACATTATAGGTGCACAAAACCAAACACAATTAGCTCAATTAAATCAAGCACCGATTAAAGCTTATGTTGTAGGTTCGGATGTTACTACGCAACAAATGTTAGACAAGAAAAAGATACAAAATGCTACTTTATAAGTTATAATAATATGGAAAAGTTACAGAATATAGAGCTTACAATTAAGGACGAGCAAGAGCAAGGTGTCTTCGCAATTAGTTTTGTAGATCGTCCTGCGATTGACGAGCCGTTTATTTTGCTTTCTGAAATGGAAGTACAAATGAAAGTAATTAACGAAAATAAACGTGAGGTAATTGGACTTGCATTGGTTCCTGAGAAAAAGATATTAAGACGTATAAAAGATAAAGAATTTACAGTTTCGTTTAGTGCTGAAACAATTGCTAAAACGCAAGAACTTTACATGAAGAAATTGTACGGAAATAATGTAACAGTTGACCATGCAGAAAATGTTGATGGTGTAGCTTTAATTGAGTCATGGATTGTTGAAGATAGTAAGAACGATAAATCAAATATCTACAAACTTAATGCACCAGTTGGATCGTGGGTTGTAAAGATGAAAGTTTACAATGAAGAAGTTTACCAAGGGATTAAAGATGGTAAGTTTAACGGATTCAGCATTGAGGGTAAGTACGATGGATTAGAGCAGTTAGAAATGCAAGACGATGTACTAAATGAGATTAAAGACTTACTAGAAAAACTATGAGTGAAATACCATATTTTGTAAGGTATAAAGATGTAACTACACTAGATAGTACGGATAGCCTATACTTGGACGATGCTACGAGTGATGTACCTAAAAAGATTGCTTTAAGTGATTTTAATTATGCTTTAACAAAAAATACAATCTTAAGTGGTGGTGTAAATAATCAAGATGAAGATGTTCCACAATTGATAGGTGGATTAAATGGAGTTTCTAAAAATTCAAACACTATAAATAATGGCTAACGAAACAAGAAGGATAATAATAAAAAAAGGCACAACTATTGCTACTATTCCCGCAAGCTCTGACCACACGGATGGCACTTGGTTGGCTACTGATTTATATGTTGGTGAGTTTTATATGAATACCACTAATGGTAAAATATATACAAGAACAACAAGCGGAATATCTGAAATTATTTACAACGTAGCAGATTTTGAATTATTAGCAAATAAAGCAACAGATTTTACTACAATAAATAATACTAAATACCCAACGACTCAAGCTGTAGAAAATCAAATTGACGCTAAATTATTAGCTGAAAATTATTGGATTGTATCAAGTTCAGAAATTGCTAGGGGATATAGAGCGCAACATAACTCCACGACAGTCCTTGCTGAAAATATAGCGGTGGGAACTTTACAAGGTACAGCAACAGCGGTTGCGGTATCAACAACTTCTATACAAACAAAAAAAACAAGATTAAAGATAGGTGTTTCAACGCCAGCTGCAAGTGGTATATGTGGTTATAGATCAACATCTGCATTCAATATTGTTGGAATGGGGTGGAGAATGGCTGTAGCTTTTGGCGTTTCTGATAGTGCTTATAATTCAGGTGCGCGACAATTTTACGGAATGACATCAAACACGGCATCTTTAGGTTTATCTTCAACAATTACTGTAGAAAGTTTACTAAATGTTATAGGTATTGGTTCGGATGCTGCTGACACTAATTTACAAGTTTTTTATAATGATGGTGCTGGAACTTGTAGTAAAATAGATTTAGGATCAAACTTCCGTGCAAATAGACCATCAGGGACATCTGAAACAGACTTTATTGTATTTGAACTTTACAATCCTTATAATTCAGGTGTAGTTTATTATAAAGCTACTTCTTTAGAAAATAACGTAACTGTTGAAGGTTCTATATCAACAAACTTACCAAGCAATACAACACCTATAACTATTCAAGCATGTAGAACTTCAGGTGCGTCTTCTAATGCTTGTAGTTTTGATATTAGCCAATTAACTTTAAATTGTTTATCATGATAGAAGTAATTCAAGATTTAAGAGGTGACTATACTTATGTTGAAAGTAGTTACTTAAATATAATTAAAGTAGGTAATGAAGTTTTAAATGCAGATGTATCTACTGAAATAACAAACCAAGAAACAATAATAAACAATTATATATAAATAAATATGGAAAAAAAAGCAAGAGTTTCAAAAGCATCACCAAAAGGGGGCAAGAGAGGGTGTCTATGTAAAGACGGAAAATACTCTAGTGAATGTTGTGATGGCACATTACAAGCACAAGGCATTGGTGGCGAGTTAGGTCAATCCATAGCGACCATTAACCACACTGTAGTTGAACGAGTTATCTCTGAATCTAGGGGGTAATTTAAAACAAAGTAATTAATAATTAGTTAATAAAGTATGGAAACAAGAACTATTGTAAAAAAAGTCACTAAATCACTTGATGTTAATTTGAGTGCAGTATCCGATGTTGAAAAAATGAGCGTAGCAGTACATGATTTATTATTACAGTACGATAAAACAGCAGAGGAATTAAAACGCAAAGGAGGCATGCTAAATTTTGAGTATGAAAAAGTTTTGAAAAATGCAAAAGAATTAGGTTTAGATGCGGAGCCTTTAATGAGAGAAGCTGGGAAAGCAATAGGAAAATTACTTATGCGAAAATTAATTTAAACAAGTAAATAAATAAATAAATGGATAAACAAGTTCCTTTACAAATGGTAAAAGATTTCTTGATTAAACTAACAGGAGTAAAGACTGAAAGTTTAGACACGAAGTTAGAAGACCAAGTATTAGCAGATGGTCAAACGACTATTCAAGCTGATATGTTTGAGGCTGGTGAAAACGTATTTATCGTTGTAACTGATGCCGAGCCTGTGCCACTTCCTGTGGGTGAATACGAATTGGAAGATGGTAAAATCTTAGTAGTAAAAGAAGAGGGAGTTATTGACTCTATCGTTGAAGCTACTGAAGAGAACACTGAAGAAGCAGAAACAGAAGTACCTGTTGAAGCTGAGAAAACACCTGAACAAGCGAAGGTTAAAAAAATCGTACGTTCACAAGTTGAAGAGCAACATTTTTCTGCATTAGAAGAAAAGATTGCAGAGTTAGAAGCTAAGATTGTAGAGCTTTCTAAGGTTACTGAAGAAGTGGTTGTTGAGCTAGCAGAAGAGCCAAAACCTATACAATTCAATCCTGAGAATTCAAAAACAGTTGAGCACATCGACTTAACACCAGGGAAAGCGAGAAGTATCCGCGACAACATTTTAGAAACAATTTATAAATAAAATAAACAATG